GTCTCTGGTGTATGATACTTATCAGTCCAATCATATGTTTTATTCCAGGATTTAATAATACCTAGTTCAAAACATTTTTTATTTCTTTCTATACATATTCTAGAAAAATTTTCTTTATATTTTATATCTTTTAATTTTTCTTTAAATGCTTTATTAGCATATACATGCCATCCACCTTCTCCACCAACTTTTAAATTCATGCACATTGGATCTTTCAATACATCTTCATTAATTAATTCTTTTTCTCTTTTAGATAATAACTCTCTATTTTCAAAATACTCTAAAATTTCTAATTTAAAATTTTCTTTTCCGTATTTTCTTATAGATCTTCTTAATTTATCTCCAGAACCCAAATATCCATCATCTAAATTAGAAGTTGAATGCATTCCTATATAAAATTTACCATTTTTTAAATTAGTAGTTTTATATATAAAATGATATTTATGTTGTACTCTTGGCATATCTATAGTTTATTATAAATATGCTCAAGGTACAAAAAAGTGACAGTGGAGATGGTCGGATTCGAACCGACGTCTCTAAAAGTAATCATAATACCGTACTTACATGCTTAGTCATACTGTACACAGTGACAAGAGTTAATCTGCTATCATCAGGCTACGTGTGATCTTATCGTTCCTGTTCCGATGCTTCGCTCAATAACTGATTAGTACGGGTCGTATTGGTATACGAGTTTTGAATCCACCACTTGGTTTAAGTCCAAGAACTTGTAGCATTGGCATACTACTGTGTAAGCTCTAAAATTACGGGCCAAAGTCCGCCTCGTCTTCACACGATTTGTAACTATTATGTTCCTAGGTCAGTTACCAACCCGTAGACTAAGCTGCTAAAGCAACAGGAGCATTAGCAAATGCCATGTTGATAACGTTGTTTGCGAAGTCGAAGTTTGCAGTTTTGTTTGCGTTTATTTTTCAAGAGTTTTTTGACGCTCTCTCGTCTTGCATGTGATACTACCATTCGCATCTAGATCAAATGCCTGGCATCCCCGTTATGTTATAATAAATATATAATAAAAGACCTTTCGAAATACGTAGTCTTAGCAGACAGACTCTCTGACGCTGGGGTCAGCTTACTTCAATGGCTGATTTAATTTTCCACCGCCACTTTGGGATGGATTTAAGGTTGTGTCTACTTTAACTGTATCTACTACTTTTTTTGTGGTATCTACTGTTGTTGTAGAACCAGTATTGGTATTGCTTCCACAAGAAATTAAAACTACTACGAAAGCAAGCGCTAATACTACTTTTTTCATGACTATTTGTTTTGATTAATAATTAATAGGATATAAATATAAGACTCTTTTTTGAGATAGAGAAATATACATTTTTAGTGAGATGATATCAATTTTGAGGTAAGATTTACACTGGGATTTTCTTTCTTCATCGCATTCACGGCCTGTATGTTCTTTGGGGAATCGTCATAAAAACGCACCCGATCATATCCTGAGTCTATATATTGCTGGATAATGTTTACTTTAGCCATGGGATCTGAGCTCTCTACAGCGTGTATTTTTAAAGATGGTAAACCTTTAGATTTAAGTAAAGAGTACACATCGCTCTTTATTTTAGGTGTCCTTGCTGTTAAGATAATAGTTTTCGAGTTCTTTAATGTAACTGTCTTTTTTAATATCTGTGAGAAAAGATCAAAATTCTTTTTTATGATCTCTGGATCATTCAAATTGTCGAATTGGCTGAAATCTACTTTATCTCCCAATTTTGGTTCGTACGTAGCATATTGCGCAGCATTCAATTTTTTAGTCTTTCCCGTAGTATTATTTCTAACAATCACTAATGATTTAGAAGTTATTAGCGTATCATCCAAGTCGAATGCGTATAATGTTTTCACACCTATAAATATCAGATTAGTGTTTTCCTCTTGGAGAGTATATTCGTGGCGTAGGTGTTACCATTATTGGTCTAGGACCATAATATGGTCTACCGAAATAATAAGGTCTTGGAAATAAAAATGGATCGTATCCTAATACTATAGTACTTTGTATAGATGTTTCTCCTGAGCTATAAATTTTTTCTACGGTTTTTGTAGTAATTCCGTTAGTATCTGTTTTATAAGTTTCAATAATTTTATAAGGCATATCGCATCCAATAAATAAGATTACAAATAATAAAAATAAAATCTTTTTCATGTTATTTACTTTTAATGATTAATTCTCCCAATACTTCTATTCTACCTACCAATTTCTGAAATTCAGTTTGAGTGAGTTTTATATTTTTAGAAGTTTTTGACAATTCTTTAATTAATTTTTCGTACTCTTTTTTTGCTATTTCTATATCAAGTTTTCCTGATTCTGCTTTTTTATAGTACGGCAATTTTACAGAAAAATGTTGGTAAGTTAACATAGAAGGACCACCTTTTTTCTTTGCGTCTTCTGCTATTTTTGTAGCGCCCTTCAATCTTTTACCAGAAAATTCTAAAAAAGTTTCACTCTTTTCTAACTCCTCTTTTAATAAATCTTGTAAATTTATCATGATTTATTTTGCGTATTTAAATTGTATATAAACTTTAACTAAAAGGAGCTCCGTTTAATGATTATTTGGTAGTACTATCAGTAGTAATAGTAGTTGGATCTTCTGCAAATAAATTAGAAATAAATTTTCCAATTCCTGCCATTATTAAAACGGCTACTGCTACTGTTTTATTATCACTAACAAATGAAAATGCACCTACAGCGATTGCTGCTGCAGATAAAGAATCTGCTACTTTTCTTACAGACTTTGGAGTAGGACTCCAATATTGTTTAATACCAAATTGCATATAAATAGTTTTATATAAATATCTTAATTTGTAGATCTTTTATTTAAAAGCCATTTTGAGAAAATATAAAATGTAAAGAAAAGACCCGAAATACAATAAAAAACGATATCTGCGATCCAATATGAACCAGTTATATCCATAATCCATTTGAATAAGGCATCGTAACCAAATGGCAAGAAGAACATGGCCAACATAAGTGATATCTCTTTTAGGATATTTAGTTGTTTTATAGTCATCGGCGTTCATATAAACCTTTATGGTTAGTAATATTGTGTCTTATATAAATATACAGTTATTTAGCACTAGAAAGAAATTGTATAAGTGCGTGTTTTCCTGAACTAGCTCCAATCTGGCGTTTTACTACGTTTCCTGTTGTGTCTGTTATTAATAATGTTGGTACTGAACTAACGTTGTATTTTTGAGCCATAGATCCATTTGCGTCTACATCTATGTAACTTATTGGAATTCCCAGTTCTGCTGAAGTTTGTTGTAATAGTGGTTTAAATGACCGACAAGGACCACACCAAGTGGCCGAAAAATATAACACTGACATACTTAATTGTTTTTAAAAATTTTATTCCACCATGATTTTTCTGGCGTATTATTTAATTGTTTTTTAATTATGATTGATCTATTAAAAAGCAATGCTGCTTTTTTAAATACTAACGAATTTTGATCTTTGGATATATTTGTTGTATCTACTCTAATATGAATTGGTACTTCAATGGTCTCGTCACATTCATTAATTATGAAATTGGTATCTACTATCACATAGTCTTTGTTATTATGTCTAGCAAATCTTATCATAGTACATATAAATATGTCCTAATTAGATAATTGTGCTTTAATTGCTGGGTGTGATTGATAGTTTTCGTACTTACCATTATTTTCCCAAATACAACTCCAATTTTTTTATTTGTGGATTATCGGGGTATGCTCTACCTGATCCGTCGTAATTTAGATTTCCTTTTTTGATTTCTTTTTTCATAACTTATTTTTTAATCCCACCAATTGGCTGATTTTTGTTTTAAAATTTCAAATATTAAATCTCTGCACCTTCTTTGATTATAAATGCATACACATAAAGAAAGATAATCAGTATCATTTTCTCTACCGTGTTTTTTTATCACTTTTCTTGTAGCAGATGGATATAAATTTAGATATTCATCCAAACGATTTTCAGTAAGTATCATGTTCCATTCTCTTGATCCGTATTGATCAGGCTCACCGAAACTATCTTCAATTTTACAAAAATTATATTTTTCCGTTTCGTAATAACTGTTAAGTTCCTTGTCTATCAAATTAAGAACCACTGTCATCCAAAAATTATCATTGTCGATATCAGTGTGCCTATTAGCATTTACCAATTCTGCTCTTTGGTGTTCTATCTTCTTTTGTAAGATCATAAGAATGAAAGCATCATCCCAATCTTTATCTTTGTATATTGTTGGGATCCATCTAATAATGTTCCAAACTCCTTGAAAAAAATATCTAATTCTCCAATTAACATATCTTCCCCATTGAAATCTAGTATTGTCCCACGCAGAATCTTTGGGCACAATTAATTTGCTATATTTTTTCATGTTTACTTAGTTTTTTAACGTGATCGTATAAGTCCAATAGTGTGCCATCGAAGTCTTCCATTATCTTGGTTAGTTCTTCTTTTTGAATGTTGAATGTTTTACGAAAGTCAGAATAGATCTTAGCCATGAGCTCCTTTTCGTGCTTTTGATAATCTTCGTTTAATCTTCTTGCACGTTCTAAACAAAGTCCAGTAATATCATGTCTCTCATCAGGATAGATAATACCAACTAGTTTATCCTTCATCAAATAGAATTCGTGTTCCATTTGATAAAGGTAATCAGAATGATCGTAATCACCATTTCTAATCTTTTCGTAAAGGGGAGTTTTTTTGTCTAGTTCTTTTCTAATTTCGTATCTGCGCCACCAATGAAATTTATTGTAACTCTTTTGGGTAAGACGTGATAATTGATCTTCGAGAAATTCTCGGTCGCAGAATGCTTGCATAACTTTTATTTATATGTTAAATATACTCAATAATAGTATGCTAAAAAAATTTATTTTTCTAGTAAGTTATAATGTCTTGGGTATACATGGAGATTGGTAATCAGCCAATTCATTTCTCCAACCGGGATTTTTAATTCATAAGCTACTTTCTCCATTAATTTTGCAAAAGTAAATTGGTCATTACAAAAACCAAAAACTAAATCTATGCTTCTTGCGAATACTGTTAGATCTAATCTATTATTTCTAATGTAGAAATTTAATACATCGTTGCAAGGAGTATCGTATTTGTACCGATCTATTTCGTGTGGCAAATAATGTACTACGATTGCTCTTCTTGTTTCTGGATTAGATTTAAGATCTTCTACGACTCTTTTTAGTTGATCGTTATAATTCCAAAAATATCCGTAATTAGAATTGACTTCTGTGGTGCCAGGAATCATCATCTGTTTCCATATCTTTGCTCTTTCTGCAATTTCTGATGCATCGCGATTGCCTTTTAAATACCAATTCCATTCAAACTCTGCGTATTCTAAATTGAACTTTCTTTCAGGAGTAGTAATGATTTTATCTTGAGGATCTAATAAAATGAAAGATTGATTAAATACTGCTTTTGTGCCTGCGAAACTTTCTCCAGCTATATCTATGTGATGAAATAACCATTCGAATGCTTCTGTTGCGTTACTAAAATTCATAGTGTTCTACTTCAATAAATTGTTTTAAAAATTCTACACTACCATTATCTCGATAGAATAATTCAGAATATATAACTTTTTTTATTCCCGATTGCAGAATAAGTTTCGCGCAATCAATACATGGAGAAAGAGTTAAATACATAGTGGCTTCGTTAGTAGAAAACCCCATTTTTGCTGCTTTAAGAATTGCATTTGATTCTGCGTGTAATACTTCGGGTTTAGAAAATAATCTGTACCTTCCATGATCATCTTCAAAAGGGTATTGAGCTTCAATGGTTTCTGGATCGATCCAACCTCCTTCATCGCCATTCATACGCAACTTATCTTCGCAACAATTATCCATTCCAGTAGGAGTGCCGTTATAACCAAAGCTAATTACGTTACCGTCTTTAACAATAACGCAACCAACTTTAGCTCTAACACAGTGAGATAGAGCAGATACTTCTTTCGCTATGTTTAAAAAAACAATGTCTAATCTTTTTTGTTTTGTCATATTAAGATTCTTTAACAAAACTTCCGTTTTGCATGGTTCCTTTTCTCTTAGCAATAACTTCGTAAGCAGAGTTAATGCAATCTTCAATATTATACCCTTTTAATTTAGCAAGATTGGTAAGTACTACCACACAATCACCAATAGCGTCTACAAATTCTTCTTCGTCTTCTTTTAGAATTGCTTTCGCCAATTCACCTGTTTCTTCTAATAATTTAATGTATTGAGTCTTTGCATCTCCTTTATCATAAATGCCTTTATCTTGTGCCCATTCTCTAATTGAGTAAAATTCGTTTGTTAAATTCATGTCTATTTTTCTATTATGTAAAAAATTAATTAATCCAAAAATTGCAAAAGTTGTAAAAAAGAAATATCCAATAATAATTAAAATTTCCATATTATATTATTTCATCAATTATTTGATATGATAATGCTTCTTCTGCATTGAAAGACCAATCTTTCTTACCATCGTAACACTCTTTTAATTGTTTTTTTGTTAATTTTGTTTTTGCTAATGTTTGATCTTCGATCATTTTTTGTAAACGAAGCATTTCAGCTAAGTCTTCTTCCATGTCTTTAGCTTTTCCCCAAAAACCTGTACTTACTTGATGATATAAGAAAGTAGCTTTATCATAAGCAAAACGTCTATGTCCAGTTATAGAGATCATGAATCCACAACTCATTGCGCAACCTGTTACAATTGTGTGTATTGGTACTTTTGATTTTTCTATCACACCCAATAAACCAAACATTTGATACACTGCTCCACCGTAAGAATCAATATAAATCTTAATGGGTTTTGGAATGTATACTAAATCGTTAATACCTGCTAACTTTATTAAATACTCATCGTCTTCATTAATTTCTAAAATAGATTTAGTTAAAAGATTAATACTATCTTGATCTACTTGTTTTGCGAAATGCAAAGTCCTTTCTTTTGGTTTTATTTCCATATTAGTGTATTATATAATTTGTATAGTTATTCATCATATCTTCATCAGATACTGTTAATGGTACTTTTAAAACCAAAGATCCTGTACCAGGTTTTAAAAAATAATTATATTCTACTTCCCAATTTAATTTTCCTTTATACGTAGTCATACCTGGAGAATTTCCGGCATCGATGTGTAATACATCTGTTCGGTCTAATTTAACAAATAGTTGACCATCATTTGAAACTAATTCATTCATATTATTTATTTTTCTTTAAAAACATCATTAAGATTTACACCCATTAATTCCGCTATTTTTTTTAGAGTTGCAATTTTGTTCTCTATTTCACAATTAGGTTCATTATTTTTTTCATCATAAATTTTAGCTTTTATAAGAAGCTGTTTCATTTCTTCAACTTCTTTTTTAAGAGTATTAAATTCTTCTCTGCTAATGTTATGTATATTTGTAAAATATTGTTGATAATTAGGCTGATTCCATTTATGATTATAATGATCACCTATCATTGATACTACGCACATATTATTTATTTTAAAGATATCCCATTATATTAGCAACTCCTTCACCAATTACAATTAAATCCATATCTTCATCAAGTGGATTTCCTTGTTCATCTACTTCATAACATTCTGATAAAAATTGATCTATTTGATCATAAATTGCTGCTTTTTCTTCTACTGTCATTTTATTTTATTTTTTGTGTTTAAATACTGATCTAATGACGCCATGTATGCTAAAGCGTCTAAATAGTTATCCTGTTTGTAATTCCAAGACGCTCTGGATAGCTTTAATGCTATTAATACATTATAAGCATCTTGTGTAGTTATTTCTTTCCTGGACATCTCTGATGCGATTCTGGCGGTTTGTTCCATGCCTTCTATAAAGTCACCGTACATGCGTTCTTTCTCTTCATTTCTTTCAAAAACTATTTCATGCGCTTGTTGTAAAATACTTTGTTTTTTTACTGTTGCCATATTATACGTTTAATGCTTTAAATTGTTGCCATGCTTTTTCTGAATATTCACTTACATAAAATCCATTATCTATCATATGCTTCATTCTTCTAATATTAGATTCCATTATATATAAAACTTTTTTAGATACATCATAGTCAGATTGTATGTATGGTTCAGATATTATTATAGTTCCTATTTGCATATTACATTATTTTATGCTCTTTCTAAATCTCTCATATCTCCCCAAGCCCTTTGAGAATCTACTGATTTCATATCTACTTCTTTAACTCTTTTTTCTATTTGAGCGTCAGCACCAACATTAATAAAATAAGCACCCGCTTTTGCTTTTCTTCTGAATACATCGAATGCTTTGGCATCATAGGTGGCAGTTGTTTGAAACGGAGGAAGTAATTCTGCTTTAAGCGGTTTTAAAAATGGTATTGTTGCGCTTTCTAAAATCGCTCTACCAATTTCGCCTTTCTTTATATTTCTTGCAACCGCAACACCGTAAGGTTTAGCATTTGGCCAACCAATTTGTAAACCTCTGATCATAGTTCCTGTTGATACTGCACACCAAAATTCTGGTGGTTCTGGAATACCATTAGCAAAATTTACAATTCCGGCTGTTACTGCTGGAATTCCTGATAAACCAAAATTTAAATATTGAGCATTATTTTTTTCTGCCCATCTTTTAGCGTAAATATTAATTGTCGGCATCGCAGGAGTTTTAACAAATCTTAGATCAGCTCCGTAAGCCATTACAACTGCTTGATGCTTTGAAACTTCTTTTGAAGCAGGAGCAAAGAATACACATTTTTTACCATATAATTGAGCTAAATTCGCAATTGCTTCGGGTGCGTGACCAACTCTTGGTGCTACGTAAACAAACGTATCTTTAGGACATTCTGCGATTACTTTTTCTGCAGCAAACGCTTTAAATCCTGCTAAAGATAAATCACATCGAACAATAAACTTATCTTCAAATGGTTCTATTATTACTTTAGGCATTCTCGAAACAAATCCTGTTCCGTACATATCTAAATAATATTGTTTAGCCTGTTCTACACTCATTCCTTCTGGAATGTCTTTATTTCTTACATCTGTTGTAATTTCAAATGTCATAGTATTTCTTTTAAAAATGGATAATTCTTCGGTTTTAAATGCACTGAACTTTTAGACTCTAGAATATCTAGCATTTTAGTACCATCTTCGTCTATCCATTCTTCTGGCCATTGTATTAATGGAAAACCAGAATTTCTTAATACGTCTACTGCAACTTGTCTTAATCGCATTCTTTCATTTCTTGATCCAAAGAATGGTTGCTTTTTATATAATCCTGTACCAGGAATTTTTCTTGATTCATGCTCGATTGGTAAAGGTTCTACTAAAGTAGGATTTTTTAATTGTCTTGCAAAATCAATGTATCTTTCAAATAATTCTTTTGTTGCGCCTTCTGGATTTTGTTGTCTATATAAATGAAATCTTAAATCAATATTTCCAAAATATAGTGTAACATCATCGAATGTTTCGTTATACGATTCTGGAGATTCTCTTTTTAGAAATCCATACAATGTTCTACCAGGAGTAAAGTCTAGTGTATGTTTTGGTCTCCACACTGATAATGCATGAGAATCTCCAATCACTGCTTTTTTAGATTTAAATCCTTGTGATAAAAAAGTATTATACCACGAGATATGATTAACATCTGGATATTGCACATTTTCTATTTTTAATCTAGCATTAAATTTGTTATAGTCAAATATAATATCAGAGAATCTAAGCACTCCTTTAAAGTCTGCAATGGCTTGCATTTTTTCTTTGTGAATGGGTCGTGGTCCACCAGGAATATTAAAAGATCCTGCTACAAAATTGACTCCTTCACAATCGTATAGTATATCAAAAGAACCCCAATCTTTTGGATCGGGGTTCGCTATAACTTCATCTTGCGGATGATTATCTTTAAGCATTCTAGTTACTATTAATCCATACGCTCCACCTTGAGAGTTTAGTGTGGTACCAACATTTCCTAGCATGCTAATTAATCCTATTTTCATAACTTATTATTTATACTAATATAACTACTTATTTTCAATTAAGGAAATTTATCTTTCCACTTAAAACTTACATCATTCCACCCATACCCATCATCGGATCTGAGGTAGTTTCGTCTTTTGCTTTCTTTTCAAAGATCACCGATTCTGTAGTAAGAATTGTTCCGGCAACTGAAGACGCATTTTTAAGTGCAGTAATTACTACTTTAGCCGGATCAATTAATCCGTGCTCAATAGCATCTACTACTTTACCAACTTTTGCATCATACGTAGCGTTAAGATTCGACGATGTCATTACTTCTTGAGCAATTTCATACCAATTTTCTTTTCCAGTATTAGCTAAGATAGTTTTAAATGGAGCTTCGCATGCTTTCTTTACAATTCCGTAGGCGATTTCAGAAGATAAAGATAATCCAGTTGATTTTAATTTTTGAGCTGCTTTATAAAGAGCCACACCACCTCCAACAACAATACCGTCGGCCAATGCTGCTTTAGTTGCGTATAGAGCATCTTCTACTCTGTCTTTCTTTTCTTTAATTTCAATGTCTGAATTTCCTCCAACATTAATGATTGCAACCCCGCCAATTAATTTACCAAGTCTTTCTTGTAATTTTTCTTTTTCATAGAAAGAGGTTGCTTTTTCAATTTGCTCTTTAATTTCTTCAGCTCTCTGTTCAATTGCATCTGCACTACCTTTACCATCTACGATTGTTGTTTCTTCTTTAGAAATTGTAGCCATTCTCGCATTACCTAAAAAACTTGAAATTTGAGCAGCTGTTAATTTATCTAATTTGTGTCCTTTATCTTTAGAAATAACTGTACCACCTGTTAAAATTGCTATATCTTCTAAAATTAATGTTTTTCTTGGTCCAAAATCAGGAGCTTTAACTGCGGCTACTTTAACGATTCCTCTCATTTTATTAACGATAAGAGTTGCTAAAGCTTCGTCTCCAATGTCTTCTGAGATGATCAATAAAGATTTATTTTCAGCATTAGCAATAGTTAATACTTGTAATAATTCTTGCGCCGAAGAGATTCTTCCATCATACAATAAAATATATGGACTTTCTAAGCCAGCAGTCATATCGGTATTGTTTGTAACAAAATAAGGTGATTTAAATCCTCTATCAAATTGCATACCTTCAACGACTTCCAAACTAGTTTCTCCAGTTTTAGATTCTTCGATAGTAACAACTCCTTCACGACCAACTTTTTCAATCGCAGTAGAAATTAAATTACCAATTTCTTCATCATTGTTTCCTGAAATAGTTGCTACTTGCTTAATTTGTGCTTGAGATGAAACGTCTTCTGCTTTATTTTTAATTTCGTTAATAATAAATTCTACTGCTTCATCAATACCTGATTTAATCTCAACCGCATTAGTACCCTGACGGATATTTTTTAATCCTTCTTCAACAATTTTAGTTGCTAATAAAGTAGATGTTGTTGTACCATCTCCTGCTTCGTCTGCAGATTTAATAGATACTTGTTTCACTAAAGTCGCACCAATAGTTTCAATTGGATCTTCCAACTCTCCAAATGATTTTGCAACGGAAACTCCATCTTTTGTAGCTTTAATTTCTCCGTTTGAATCTTTAATTAAAACAGTTCTACCTCCTGGTCCTAATGTAGAGCTAACTGCAGTATTTAATTTTTCAATTCCTGCGAATAATTTTTCTTTTAATTCTTGTCCTTTAATGAATTGTGTTTTACTCATAATTTTAGTCTTCTATTACAGATAGAATTTCTGTGTCTTTTGTGATAAAATAATCTTCTCCTTCTACTGTGGTTTTCATAGTTCCCATTTTTGGAATTAGAACTTTTTGTCCAATTTCAAATTGAGAATCTACGTATTCTCCACGGTGCCAATTATAAGTTTGGCTTACTGCTATAACTTCCCCCATTTCAGGACGTTCTTTTCCAAGATCAGGAATTACGATATTTCCGTAAGTCTGTTCTTGTTCTTCTATCGGTTTCAATATAGCGAAACCATTTTTTGGATTTAATTTACTCATATTATTTATTCTGTGATTAATTCTAGTTCTTCTATTTTTTCAGTAAAATAAAATAATCCGTTATTTCTAAAAACGTGAGGAGTTCCTAATAGTTCTTTAGCTAAATCGAGATTTTTAATGTCTTCTTCTTTAAACGTTCTTTTTACAAGAAAAAGATCATCATTTACTTTAATGAAATTTTTGCAAATTGAAAACATAACTTAGGTACTTAGTAGGCTTATTTTAACCTTTTAATAATTGTTTTGGAGTTGTAATTTCTATTCTCTTTGTTGCTTTACCTTCTGCAATAGGAATGTTTAGAATCAACAATCCTTTATCTAAAGAAGCAGTTAGTTTAGATAATTCAAATTTACTAGAAATTTTCCAACTAAGGTCGAATCCTGATCTTTTAATTCCCTTATAAATGGGGGATTTATCATTATTTTGTTTACCATCATAACGAATACGAAGTAAATCTCCTTCGGTTAAAATTTCTATGTCTTCTTGATTAAGTCCTACAGCGGCAACTTCAAATTGAATTCCGTCTTCGGTTTCGTAAATGTCTACTGGGTGTGTTACTTTCTGCGTAATTGCAGAGAAATTTGATTGTGTGTCGAAAAGATCTCGCCATAATAGGTCAAAATTGTCCAATTCAAATGATTTTTGTATTATCATAGTTTTAAAATTTGTGCTCCTTTTTAGTGAGCGATTAATAAATAATTATTATATAACTAGTGACCGATTTACGTGTCATTTTTTTATGTATTTACAATTTTCAAAATGATATCTATGCATATTAACTATTCCCCCGCTTTTATTACAACACGGGCAAATCACAATCTTATGTTTTACTCCTAATTTAGCAAAACTTAATGATTTTCTATGTTCGTTTGATTTTGGCTTATTTGAATTTCCGATACTTATTTTGTATCTATGATAATTAGATAATGGCGCTTCTTTATGAGAATCCGCAATTTTTTGAATTGATTCTTGAGAGTGTTTAAAGCCAATTAATGTATTGCTTATTTTTTCTTTTGTGTTTTCTGTATGTCTATATCCCTCTGTTGTATCTCCGCCATCCGTTAAATTGGTTAATGGACCGAGTCCTAAATTTTTTCTTCCCCAAAAAGCTATGATATATTTTTCTATTGAACAAGCCTCTTCATAAATAATATCTCTATGAGTTATTTCAATATCATATTCAGTTTCATCTACAATTTTTTGCCATAGATAATTTCTACCATATTCATAAGCTCTACTCTCTTCTTTTCCTATTCCCACATAGAATATCTCTCCAGTATCTTTTCTTTTATGCTGATATACTATCGCCATGGTTTAGTTTTGTGTTCCCTTTTGGTGAACGGTTTATGTTTATTTTTTATAACTAAAGGCCTACTAAGTACCTATTATTTCTAATAAATATACGCAAACTAGCATTTATAAAAAAATTTAATTTTTTAGTGTCCATCTCTGAAGTTCTTAGCCAATACAGGAACTGCTTTTAAATCTAATGTTAATTTTGTAGTATTTTCCATACAATCTTGAACTATAAACATCGCTTCTTCTGATCTTGAAATTTCTACTTCGATTATAAGCTGATCGTGTATTTGCGCGCAAACCCATCCAACTATATTATTCTGTTTAAATCTTCTATTAATTTGTATAGCTGCTCTGTTTACGATAGAAGCAGATAAACTTTGTATCTGATAATTTTTACTATTGTTTAATCCATTTATAAAATCCCTAGAAATGCTTTTAATAAAATCTTCACCATGAGAATAAGACATTTGTTTTTTTGTGTTGTAATCCAACATAGCATCTCCAATTTGTTCATAGATGGCTTTTACTTTTGGTAAATGTCTAATTCTACCAACCTGTGTTTTAACGTATCCCAAAGTTCTTGCATCATCTTCTGATCGTCTCATCCACTTCTCTAATTCAGGAAATCCAGACAAATAACCTTCAACTAATTTTTTAGCTTCTTTCGTAGGCACTTCTATATTTTTTCCTAATGCATACGCGCCCATACCATAAGGTATACCGAGAGCGTAAGCTTTAGCTTTATTTCTTAATTTTGGTGCTAGCTTTCTTAGATAGTTATCTGCTTTTTTATCTGGAGAATATTCATTTAGTTTTTCTGTCTTTATCGCAATGGTTGAATAAAAATCCCATCCATTTCTAAAAATATCTTTTAAGCCTTCGTCTCCGGAAACGTGAGCAAATACATGCGGTTCCAATGATTCGTAGTCATCGTCAATGAATACGTTATGTTCGTCAGGAATAAAGAACGCTCTTACTCTATTATTGTATTCGATAACTATTGGATCGTCATCGCCCTCTTCTTTTGGTCGAGGTAATTGTTGTGCATCTGATCCGTATCTTCCTGATACAGTACCGTGTTGCTTATAACTAAAATAGTATCGACCGTTTTCTTGATTACCCAAAAATCTTTCTACGTATGTAGACTTAATTTTTAATAACTTATTATATATTCTTAAATTCTTTGCCCATTCTTCAGTGTCTCCGATAATTTGAATTACATCGTCGTCAAATTGTGGCTTTCCTGTTTTTGTGGTCGATTTGTGTTTTATGCCCAAAGCTCCAAAAGCAATTTCACCCATCTGATCTTTAGATTGTATGTTAAACCAATCCCCATCATTGGACTCTTTCCAAAGTTTTAATTGAATTTTAGTAACATCATCAGGATCTAAGATTTGTTTATCTCCGTGTAATAAGAATTCTTTTAAAGGTCCCGCTTCTATTTTAAGAATGTTAGAATTGGTGATGTTATATTTACCCGTTTTTTCTGACTTTGGAAAATCTATTCCACTTCTATTAATTAATTCTACTGCAAATGTGCCTCGGTTATTCGCAGGGAACGCATCGGCAGCTTTTAGCATGATCCAATACTTAACCTCAGCATTACTAAGCAATTCATCAACGACCTTCTTCTTGTGATCCTCAAGAGCTTGGGTAACTTCTTCTTGGGTTTTGAGAATTAAATCCATATCCAATCTTACACCCTTTTCTTCCATAGGAATTGTAACTTCTTTGTACAAAGGCATTACTTCATCTTCAAAAAAGAATTTATCAAGTTCTTGATCATAAAGATCTTTTATAAAGTGATTGTATACTCTAAGTGTTAAATCTGTATCGGCCGCTGCATATTCAGACAAAATTTCTATATCTGCTTTCCAAATTTCATAATTATCTCTTGTAATTGATCCGCCATTTTTTTTGATGGATTCTTTCAATATAATCTGTTCTTCATTGGCCGCTTTCTCTATGTCTAATCCAAGTTCTGTTTGAATTGATTTGGCTATACTTTTTAAACCAAACGGAGAATTGGATCCAAATCCAGCGCCTTCTTCATTTACTGTGTGCACTAATAACATTGTATCAGCATATAAAGAAGGCAGTAAATCTACATTAAAATAATTTTTTGTAAATCTACAGTCAAATGAAGCATTGTGCATAATTAGTTTTTTACCAACTAACATGCTAATCATTTTTTGAGAAATGAAATATGTAGATGTTGAATCTATTACGTGATCTATTAATTCGTTATTTTCGAATAATTTTGTAGGAAGATAATAACCTTTACCAATTTGGGCTGAAACTGACCAACCTATAATTTCTCCTTTTCTTGGATTTAAGGATGTGGTCTCTGTATCGAATGCTATTAGATCATTCTCTAATATATGTCGTGCCATTTCTTGCACGAGTTCCTTTGTATTAACTAAAACATAACTTTTTTCCATAAACTATTTTTTCTTATAAGGAACCAACTTATTTAGTGTGTCCTTTCTTCTTGTGCAGCCACAATCTTCTTTTCCAAATAAATGCGCTATTTTTTCTGCTAAAATATCTAACTTAAAAAATTTAGTGACTTTAGCGACTGTATCGCCAAGACCTTTAGATTTTTGTATCTTCTGCATTTGATTCTTGTTTTTTCTTATTAACAGTGTCACCTAAAACTTTAGACATAATCATGCTAATTATTGCCATCTGATCCCAAATTTGGTTGGCATCTTTTTTAATTTCACCAATTAATTTAAATTGGTATATTTGTAACATCATAAGTGCCACAATAATTATCAAATAAAAATTTTCTAATGTCATAACTGTAATATAAATAAAACTTGAATACGATTGCTATTTTTAATTTCTGTGACTATTCACAGGACACACAATAAGTAAATTTTTTAGCAAATTCCGACGCGCTTGAAATATTATGTTGATAGTACAAAGATTTTATTCCCATTTTATGTGCCAATAACATCAATTCATTTACTTCTTTTGCTTTTGTGTCAGCTGTAATAAATAAATTTAAAGATTGACCTTGATCTATGTATTTTTGTCTTTGAGATGCTTGTATAATAATTTCTGTTTGAGAAATTTCTCTAGCAGTCTTAAATACTAATTTTTCTTCTTCTGTTAAACAATCTAAATGTAAAATACTTCCCTGCTGTTTTTGAATGCTTTCCCAAATTTCGTCAGTATTTTTACCTTTTGATTCTAATAATTTTTCTAAAAACACATTTTTAATAATGTACTTTCCTTTAGATAAATCTTTGATCATATAATTAC